CCCGCACATGGGAGCGCGGTCACGATCTGGCCTTCGAGGCGATCCTCCCGCTGTTCGAGCGCTACAGCCGCGACCTGCGGATCAGCTCGACGCAGTGGCCGGCGGAGATGGCCTTCGAGGAGCTGCGGATCAAGCGCTACCGGCCCGGCCTCGATGAGGCGTTCCCGGATCACGTCGATGTGGGCGACCACGCCAGCGCGCGGCGGTTCCTCGCGGCGCTGGTCTACCTGAACGACGTGGACCAGGGCGGCGCGACGGAGTTCCCCGGCTGGGGCCAGTCGATCCAGCCTGAGGCTGGCACCGTCGTCCTGTTCCCTCCACTCTGGCCCTGGCTGCACGCCGGCCGGCCGCCGGTGTCAGGGCCGAAGTACATCCTGAGCACCTACCTGCACTACACCTAGCCTGGAGACACGCATGGAACATCTGATGGAAGGGCACACCACCGAGTACCTGGGCCTTGCCCTGTTCGTCGCCAGCGAGATCGTCGGCATGAGCAAGCTGCGCAGCAACAGCCTGCTGCAGCTGGCGATCGCCACCGCCCGCCGCGCGTTTCCCTATCAGCCCGGCCGCTGATCGTGGTCGATCGCGACGCGATGGTGAGGCAGCTCCGCCTTCATGAAGGCGAGCGCCTCAAGCCCTACCGCTGCACCGCTGGCAAGCTGACCATCGGCGTGGGCCGCAACCTGGAGGACCGTGGCATCAGCCGCGAGGAGTCCGCCGTGCTGCTGGCCAACGACATTGCTGACATGGAGCGTGAGCTCCAGCGCGCGCTGCCCTGGGTGGCGCGTCTCGATGAGGTGCGCGCGCGGGTGCTGGTGGACATGGCCTTCAACCTAGGCATCGTCGGGCTGCTGGCGTTCAAGCGGACGCTGGCGGCGATCGAGGCCGGGCAGTACCAGCAGGCGGCCACGATGATGCTCGACAGCAAGTGGGCCAAGCAGGTGGGCGGCCGGGCCGAGCGGCTCAGCCGGATGATGGCGACGGGCAAGGATCCGCGCGAGCTCTGGGCATAAAAAAAAGGGGCTTTTCAGGGCCCCTCGGCTCAGTCCTCAAGATCGGCTTCCAGTTCTACGCAGGCGCAGATGAGGTCAACGAGCAACTCATTTTGCTCAATGAGCTGCTCCCACTGTTCATCAGTGGTGCCATCACGCAGTGCCTGCAGTGCAGCCACAACCGACTCAGCTGAGTCGATCACAACAGCCGTCTGGGCCAGGGCCTTGAGGGCGGTGCGGGTGTTCATTTGTCGAGGTGCGGTGGGGTGGCCGTCTCCGGCCATGTGGACATCATGCCTCCGGTGGATGCGCCTCGCTGGGCGCATGTCGCATTTCTTCACAGACTCGTAGCCCCGGTTGCCCGGGGCCGGTGCCCTCAGCAGAACCACTCTTCGAGCTGGGCGGCCACATCCCGCATTTCTGCGGCCAGTGCCAGGCCCCGCTCGATCGAGCGTCCGTACGCGTCAATCGCGGCGTCCAGCTCAGTGAGCAGCAGCGCTGTCTCCTGGCGGTCCGCCTCGATCTCGGCGAGGAGGGCGCGGGTTGCATCGGTCATGTCGATCTCCGGTGATGGTTGAGCCCCCAGGCGGGACTCAGTGGTGCCTGGGTAAGGGCCACCACCGGGATCGGGGCCGATGCCCCGCGAATATGCGATTGTCCAGGTTCTGGGCTCTGGGCCCGATGCGTTCATCATGCACCAGGCCGGCGCTGCTGACCGGTGGCATGTCACAAGTCGCAACACTGCTCAGGCAACCGGCCCGATGCTGCGGATCCGATAGCCACCGCGCGAGGGCCGGTAGTCGAGCAGCTCGGCATCCCACAGGCGGCCCAGTCGGCGGCTCACTGTGCCCTGGCTGCAGCTCCAGTGCTCCACCAACTGATCGGTCGTCGCGAAACACGGCGGCTTCAGCAGCTGGGCCAGGTCGAGCCAGTCGAGCAGCACGCCATCGGGCACGCGATGGCGGTGCGCCAGCAGTTCGGATGCGGTGGAGGTCATGGTGAGGTGCAATGAGAACGGGCCCGCGTGGGGCCCGTCGGTGCGGTGCGAGGCGTGGCTGGTGGACATCAGCCCACCTGACAACCGTCGGCTGAGAGGTGGGGTGCGGGGCCCCGAAGGGCCCCCGGTGCGGTGCGGCGCGTAGCGCGGCGGCGCGTAGCGCGGCGGCGCGAGGCGAGGCGGCGCGAGGCGAGGCGGCGCGAGGCGAGGCGGGGCGGCGTTGCCCCTCTCGGGGCGTGAGCCAACACTACGGGCCGGCCCGACCCGGCGCACGCGATCTGTCGCAACTCGTTACACCCCCAGATCGTCGCTCACCCTGGCCACAGAAAAGCCCCTGGATGTCACCCCAGGGGCTCGGTCTCCCACTCTTCACGCGGGTTCAGCGTAGCGTCAGCCAGATCGTGGCGAGCATCATCCCCAGCAGCCAGGTGGCGCCGAAGATCACGACGGGTGGCGGGAGCTTCATCGCTCCGTCTCCTGCTCTAGGTGCCATGCCCACGTTTGTGCTCCAAGTTCCTGCTGTCCACGCAACCACTCCGCCACGGCGCGAATGGCGGCGCGGGCTTCGTCGGAGAACGTCAAACCATCGCCGTGCATAAGAATGGCTTGGCGCACCGCCTCCACCAGCGGCCAAGCAGGCGCGGGCTCCTGTGGCGCGGGCTTGGCGGCGGCCATCTGCTCAGCTTCCTGTTCAAGCCAGGTCAGCGGGCGCGGGGCCTGCTGCTCCGCCAGCCTGCAGTAGCTGGTTCCGTCGTCGCTGCTCACGACGTGCGGGCAGGTGGCGTTTGCCTCCAGCGCCTCGACCCTGGCGCGGAGTTCGAGGATGCAGGAGTCGCTGTCGCTCAGCCCATCTACGGCCCATCTCTCAACGCTGGCCCACAGCTCAGGCGTGGCGCGGTGTGGTGTGGTGTCGGTCATCGCTAATCTCGCGTCATTGGTTGAACGGGTGCCAGTAATCCGCAATAGCAGGCCCAGAAGTCGGAGGCAGTCCATGGCGCGCCGCTCTCGTGGATCAGCGGCACTGCGTTGTGGATACTCTCCATATCCCGGTAGTTGGCAAAATTGCCGTAGTCCCGAGCAGCCAGCCGGCGGTTAGCTTCACCAATCGCCTCAAAATGCTCGCGTTTCAGTTCGCCGGCAGTGCCGTGAAAGATGTCCGGCATTAGACCATAGGGAATAGATGAGAAACCAGCGGACTCAGCCCATGATGCAAGCGTCCAGCGTCGCCAGTTGTTGCAGCGAAACCAATCCAACATCATGGCGCCGAACTTGGATCGTGCGCTAACGGCATTGATGCGTAGAGAGAGGTAATCAGTCATCGCTCCAGCACCTCCTGAAGCCAAGCGCGGGCGGTGTCGTCGGCATCGAAGAAGTGAGCGTGCGCTTCGGTGCCGAGCAGCATCAGCCCGGCAATCTCAGGCCCCATAACTGCTTCCATCAGGCGCCCCGGTTCGCCTGCTTGCGCAATCGCCCAACCAGCGATGCAGTGCGTGGTATCGCATGTATGCCAGCCGTTCATCCGCAACGCATCAGGGGCGGCCAGTGCCGCTTGCGCAACGGCACGCAGCCGCTGTGCTGCGTCGGCGGCGATATTGAGACCCAAGGCACCGCGCAGATCGGCACCGGTCAGATCGGCACCGCGCAGATCGGCACCGCTCAGAACGGCACCGCGCAGATCGGCACCGCTCAGATCGGCACCGCGCAGAGCGGCACCGCTCAGATCGGCACCGCTCAGAACGGCACCGCGCAGATCGGCACCGCTCAGATCGGCACAGCGCAGAACGGCACCGCTCAGAACGGCACGGGTCAGATCGGCACAGCTCAGAACGGCACCGCTCAGATCGGCACAGCTCAGATCGGCACCGCTCATCACCAGCCGCTGCCCGTTGGGTTCGCCGCGCAGCAAGGCGGCGTGAAGGCGTAGATCCTCGGATGTGATCATCACGCCACCTCCAGCAGCAGGAAGGCCAGCAGTGCTGCGCGCTGCTGTTCGAGCCAGGCCTGCGTGGCGGCCCGGGCCTCGGCGGCGAGCGCTGCTGGATCTGCCAGGCGATCGTTGAGCTGGTGCACGGCAGCCCCTAGTTCAAAGCCGGCGCGGTAGGTGAGCGCCACCAGGTCGGCGGCGACGCAGTAGAGCAGCACCAGCACAGCGGCGGTGGCGCGCGCGGTGCGCTCCAGCTGGGCGCCCCAGGTGGTGGCGTCAGCGGTGGCCGCGGCCTTGGCCAGGCGGGCGGCGGTAGACAGGTGGGTGGTCATTGGAATGCTCCGGGGTGGTGGCCGTCTCCGGCCGTGCCCTCAAACTACCGGCGCCATCCAACGCCGGTGCATCCGATGTCACAACTCGTCACATTGCCCCGCGCCTACGCTGATGCTGCTCTCTGCGCGTCCGCCCATGTTCTGGCTGGACTTCAACCTCTCCCTCGATGACGAGTTCGAGATTGAGAAACAGGTGCGCTACATCCAGGCCTCGACCGACATCAACGAGCTCCGCCACATCGCCAGCGAGCTGCTCCGCTTCTCGATGCTGCAGGCTCACGTCTCCAACCAGCTCGTCACCCAGGCGGCCGAGGCAGAAGCTGCCACTGGCTTTCCCGTCACCGCTGAGCACGAGGCATGGGCCGCCGAGATCCTCGCTCAGCGCGCCAGCAGCTGCGACAGGTAGAGCTCGGCGCACCACAGATCCTCGGCATAGCGGCAGATGCCACCGGCGCAGCTGCGGTAGTACAGCTCGCCGCTGGGCCGCTGCAGCTGCTCGATCGTGCCACCGTTGATCTCCCAGCAGCCGATCACCTCAGGCTGATCTGCCATCGCCCGTCTCCCGCTGGTGGATCCAGTCCTTGAGCTCCACCACATACTGGCGCAGCTCCGCTGCCTTGGCCGCGTGCCATGGGTCGCCGGTGGCGAGCAGTTCGCGGTTGTGTTGATCGACCGCGCGCAGGAGCTGGTGGATGATCGGGTTCCACGGCTCCCGCACCGGCGTGTTCCATTCACGTGGCACTGTCAGCCTGCTCGGCCGTGCTCAGTTTGGCGACCAATCCGCTGTAAAGGCAGTGCATCGGGTGGTCGTGGTTGTGGCGGCCATCGGCCGCATAGAGCGCCTCCAGCTGGTACTGGCGGACCTGCTGTTCAATCGGGTTGCAGTCAGGGTTCATCAGATCACAGTCCGGGTGTTGTGGTTCGGGTCGCTCTCGTCGAGCGCGTGAGCCAGCGGGTCGAAGCTGCCCTCGACGTTGGCGTCACCGACGGGTGCCACCTCGGCGGTGCCGCGGGCCGCATCAGCCGCCTCGAGCGACGCGATCCAACTGTCATAGCTGGCGCGGCTGGGGATGCCGGCCGGCAACCGCAGGAAGCGCCGGAGATCCTTGGCGTCGCGGAAGAACATACTGGCGCCGGAGCTGTACCCGATCCAGTACCGGCCGTTGAAGTCACGGCCGGTCTCAATGAACTGGTGCTGGCTCAGGTGCAGCCGCTCGCGCTTCATCGCACCGCCCTGATCTCAGTGCTCCAGCCCAGCACCATGCGCAGCAGCGCCTGGCGTTCGTGGGCCTCGTCGAGATCGTCGCACCGCCAGGCCTGGGCCACGTCGGCGGAGACGCTGAGCCCCGGCACGATCGGAGCGCGCGGGTCATGGCCGGCCGGCGCGCTGATCCACTCGTGGCCGCGGCGGAAGGCATAGCTGGTCATGTGGGTTGCTCCATCAAGGTTCGGGTGGAGCAGTGGATGCGAGGCACGATCCACACGCTCTGATCGGTGCTGGCCATCACTTCGTAGCAGGGCCAGCCCTGGTGATCGACCAGGGCCTGCAGCACGGTGGCGTCACAGGTCGGGGGCCAGCCCCGGACGTAGACGATCTGGCCGGGTTCGTAGCGCTGGCCGCGGCGATGTGCGCGCTTCATCGGGCTCACTGGTTCTCCTCCAGTTGCGCGCAGGCTTGCTTGATGCCTGCCATGCAGTCGACGCGGGTCAGGCCATCACCGATTGGGGTGAACAGCCAAGCGACAGCGGTGTTGATCGCGATGATGGCGATGGCTGCACCGGTGACGCTGAGGGCTTTCTGCGCGAGGGTCATTGATCCTCCTGTGGGCCTCCCCATCGTCGCGAGCACCAGCCCGGTTGCCAGGCGTCTGTCGCAGTTCTTCATCAACTGATCTGGCTAGGCTGGGCGCCACCGGCAGCAGCTCATGCAGGCGCGGATCGAGGGCTCAGAGCTCATCACCCGCCACCGGTTTCGAGCCAGCATCTTCGAGGCCTGGGAGCACCGCTGCGCATACTGCGGCGCGCCGGCCCAGAGCCTCGACCATGTGCAGCCGAAGGCGCACGGTGGCCTGACGGTCGCGCGCAACCTGGTGGCCGCCTGCCTCACCTGCAACCGCCGGAAGGGGCACCGGGAGGTGTTCAGCTGGTGGCGTGAGCAGCCCTTCTGGGCAGCTGAGGCGCAGGATCGCCTGCTGGCGTGGCTGCTGGCGCGGTGACAACAGAAAGCCCCCAGCGCTACTACACGCTGGGGGCTGGGAGTGTTCATGGTGGTCGCCGTCAGCGTAGCTGGTAGAAGTCGCACTCGCCGGCGAACCACGGCTCCGACACCGCCTCGGGGAAGCCATAACTGCAGCAACCACTGAAGTGGTGGCAGCTGTCGCACGAGACCTTGACCGGTCCCACGCGCGGTAGCTCTGGATGCGTCTTCGCGTGGATGATGCCAGCGCGAATCTGGCGCACGCTCTCGCGAGACACACCCAGCTGGCGGCCCAAGGCGCCGTTGCTCACCTCGCGCGGGGCCAGCAGGATCTGGCGCACTTCATCGGGCTCCAGCCCGCGGCCGCGCTTGGCGGTGGTTGTGCGCGGCCGCGGGCCGATCGCAGGCCGTGGTCCGTCCCACGACGACCAGCGGTGGTTGCAGTCTCGGCAATGGTGACGGCGACGGCGCGTGCCATTGCTGCACACGCGCGACTGAAGCACTTCGGTGCAGCTGCTGTGGCAGATGATGCAATGGTGTGTCATGGGGAAGAGGTGCCGGGCCTCCGGATTCCGCGCGCTGCGGCCACTGAGACCCCAGGCTCAGTGGCGGCGGTGCCCATCCTTTCGGGTAGGGCCGACCCGGCTGGTGGGTAGGTTAAGAGTTGACGTAGACGGGTCTATACCACTGAAGCCGCTCGTGCTCGCGGCCTTTGCCATGGCGGACGGTGTGCCAATGGCCGGAGCGCCAATGAGGGCGGACCTTGATGCCTGGCTCGCTGCTGGCAGCGGCCTGGACGATGCGGCGCACCTTGAAGTCGCGGCCGATCCAGGTTGGTGCGCACGGCGCAGTCCTGCTAGCGCCTTGCCTGCCGAAGCCTGCCCCTGCGGTCTTGGCGGCGCTTTCTGCTGTGATCAGCTCTGGCTCGTAGGTGTGGATGAGCCAAGCGTTCAGGGCGAGGGCTGCCGCTTGTCGGTCAGTGCCCTGCAAGCTGTCGAAGTTTTCATCCGGCAAGAACAGTGAACTCGAAAAGCCAATCTCGACCGTGCGCGCGCTTTTCGTCTGCGATTCAAGCGAGACGGCCAAGAGGCCGCCGTCGGCTAGCTCCGTGACAACCTGCGCAACGATCTGATTCTCAGGCCAAACATCAAAGGCTCGATTCTTTAGCGGCGGAAAGAGCACGAAGGCGGGCAGGATGTGCGGATGATTGTGATTGAAACGTGGAAGCCTTGTGTGCTCCCAGGCCGCCGCCATGTCGTCGCTCACGTAACGCACCGGAGCGTCTATACCGGCTAGCGCATGACAGGCGTGCAGGAAGGCTTTTCCGCTTTCGTTAATCGGGCCATCAGCGAGCAGCGTTTCGACATTGGCTGCGCGATTCAACACTTCGAAAAAGACCTTTAGAAAGTTGTTCCATGGCAGGTAGCCATTAGGTGAGCGGCGGGCGTTTTTGTTTTGCCTGCAATACTGCGCAAAGGAGTCGAGAAGCACCTTGCGGGCCTTTGGGTTGTCATACATCGTCATGAGTAGCTGATGCGAACGGTTAGGAGAAAGAACCGCTTCATCGCTCCACTCCATTCAGGCGATCAGCCACCAGCTGCGCATAGCCGGCGATGTCGTGCCAGCTGTCCGCATAGTCGGGGTCGCCGCTCAGGATGCGGCCGATCTTGTGGCAGATCATGTCGAGCGCCTCCTGCTGGTCCGGGGCTAGGTGGGGGATCCATGAGCCATCGGGCAGGCGGCGCTGTCCTGGTGTGTGCTCGGCAATTAGAAGCTTCAGCTCTTGGGTGATGCGAGCGTGACCGGTGAACTTGCCGTAGCGCTGGCCCCGCTCCTGCAGCGTGGCGGTGATGTCGTCAGTCATGGGTGCAAATGGTGGATTGGTAAGTAGAAAGCCGCCGGTGCCAAGCTCCGGCGGGTACCAGGTGCCAGAGGGGGTCATGGCTTCTTGCGGCTGTTGCGCCGGAGCTTCTCCGGCAGGGTGAGTCCCTTGATCCGGGCGATGCGGGCGTTCAGTGCTGCCCAGTCGTCCTGGCTCTTGAAGCGGAAGTGGCCTGTGCCCTTCTTGTAGACCTTGAACTCGAAGAAGCCCCAGTCCTGCCACTCGCCGGGCCAGATCTCCCTCATCCCACAGGCAGGATCCTGCACCTCCGCATATTCGCGGCCGGTGATGTAACAGAGCGCCTTTATCAGATCGCGGATGCCATCAAAGGTTCCGCCATGCTTGATGCTCATACCACGCCCCGACCAGGCCAGTTCCGCCAGGTAGGGAATGATGAACTTCTGGCCGAACAGATACTGCTCGTTCGTGGCCCAGCCCTCCACGGCCCAGCGGTTCTCCTTCGTGTGCTTGGTCAGGTTGTCGAACACCGCCTCGACCGCGCGGTCGATCCGCTGCTCTGACGTGCCGGCGATGATCTGCAGCATCCGAAACAGGTTCCGCTCCGTGAACGGCACCTTCGTCTGCTGCTCCACGAACCGGTTGATGTCTCCCTGCAGCTGACTGGTGGCCATCTGTTGAGGCAGCATCTCGTCGAGCACCACCTTCCAGAAGGACTTCTGCAGCTCCTTGCGGAACCGGTTGCGCGTGGCCGGACAGCCCTCCAGCGTGGTCTGCACCGCGATCTCGCCGCGGTAGATGCCACCGGCGGCGGCCTGCAGCTGCACCCCCAAGGCCAGCTGCTGATCGAACAGGCGGCAGGCCTCGACGTAGCGGTTGACCAGCTCACGGCTGCGCCGGTAGCGGATCAGGCCCTGGCCTTCGGCCTCGACTTCATCGGGTCCAAGGAAGAAGCCCTCGAACTCGTCAGCGCCGCTTACACGTTGGCCCGGTTTGGTCAGGCGAACCAGGCCGACGCTGACACGTGTGCTGCGCTCGGCATCCTCGAAGCACTGGCCCAGATTCTGGTGATCCCCATAGGCCTCGATCAGCTGCAGCAGCTCCAGCTGTGCGCGGGTGCTGCGGTAACCATCGACCGTGGCCCAGTTGCAGAGCGCCACGATCTCGCAGCCGGGTGGCGCGATCTCCCAGGCGTGAAGGATGTGGTGCTCGTCCGCCGAAAATGGCGGGTTCATCACGATCGCGTCTGCGTGGGCGATCTGGTCAGCGGTGATAGCCCGCCAGTCATGGCCGATCAGTTGGCACTGGCCTGTGCTGGCCAGGAGGCCCCGCAGCCGAGGCTCTGGCTCCACCGCCAGCACCTCAGCAGCGCCGCGCTCACGACAAGCCTGCACCAGGTTGCCGCTGCCGGCGCTGGGCTCCACCACCACCCGACCGCGCAGGTCGATCGGGTCGAGCATGGTGGCCGCCACCTCCGGCGGCGTGGGGTAGAAGTCGGGGTTGAACATCACGCAGCCTCCTGCAGCGGCTTGCCAAGGATCTCCAGGCGATCGAGCCGCACGATGC